AGATCGTCGAGAATGTTGTCTGGGAGATCGGTGCAGTGCATCTCGGGAATAACATCGTGGTGGTACACGTTAGAGGTATTTTCAAAGAGGGTCGTACCGTTGATGTAGAGCGAGGAAGTGTCGAAGTTGTACTCCTCCCCCCATGTGCTACCAGTGGCGTTACCAGAGACGACGTGGAGTGACTTTACTGGGTGGTTAAAGTATGTGAGATCAATCTCAGTGTCAGTGTTAGATGCCAGTTGGTACTGGGTTTGTGTGATGAGAAGTTCATGCTCATTGTTTGTAAAGTACTTTCGTTCCTCGGTATCGAGGTAGATGTAGTTACCATATACCTTGGGGGTATCGGTAGGGATGTATCCATCGCGACACTTGACACGGATCTCGACGTCGTGGTACTGGAGGGCAACGAGAGGGAGCGCCTTGGTCCAGTCTTCACCGAAGAAGAAAGGAATCATGTAGTAGTTACCGGAATGGTTCTCCTTGCGAACATTGGTGGTCACAGCGAACGAAGCCTTGGCGGCGGAGTCGCGCATGAGAGGGTTGTGTACACCTTGGATGTAGAGGGAATCGAGCTGAGACACCTTCTGACCACCGATCCAGAGTTGGAATTCGGTGGGATTCGATGCACCACTGGAGAAGAGACCATCGTCGTTGGTCATCACATTAGAGACGTTCGTGGCCTCGATCCAGATGTAGCTCATGAGATCACCCTTCGAGCGAATAGGAATGGTGACCTCGTTGTTGGCTCCGAACACACCAATATAATCCATACGTTCGGGCTTCATGGCGAAGTTAGTGTAACGTTTGTAGTTCTGACGGAAGAAGCTGACTTGGGGATCACCCGTGATGTAGACATCCTGAGCACCCACCGACACGAGCTCAATTAAAGCGGCAGACATTTATTAGTAAATGATATTAAAATTTTGGCTCATTATAAACATATGGTGATATTTCAGGCCCTGACATGGGAGGCGAGAGACACGGATGACGAACATCTTATTAGTATTTTGGGTAAAACTGAAGATGGTAAATCTGTCTGTGTGACGACAGTGTTTGAACCCTACTTCTTTGTGAAGTTACCCCGTGGTACAACCCAACAGGAGGTAAGGCTTCTGTACAATGATCTCGAAAAACTCCGCCCAGATCATGTGACGGGTTATAGTCTCACACAACAGAAAGATGTTTGGGGATTTCAAAATAATGAGAAGTTTGCGTACATGCGCCTAAACTTCAAGACCCTCGCGGATCGTCGGAAGGTGAATTCTGTTTTCATGTATAACGATTCATTCAAACAATATCATGTTTATGAATCTAACCTAGACCCTGTCCTGAGGTTGATGCACCGAACGGGAATTCAGTCGACTGGGTGGCTTGATACTGGATCTGAATGTGTACGATCCCATCTCGCTAATGTGGATATTGATCTCTGGTGTAACGACTGGACAACACTTAAACCAGTGGATCGCGATGACATTGCCCCCTTCGTAGTGGCATCTGTTGATATAGAGTGTAATAGTTCCACTGGAAAGTTTCCGGATGCAGACATTCCTGGTGATGCTTGTTTCCAGATTGCAGTTTCATTGTGTACCTTTGGGAGCGATGAACCATATGAGAAAGTTTGTCTATGTTACAAGAAAACAGAAGGTCCGGGTGTGGTAAGTTTCGAAACGGAACGTGAAATGCTTGAAGCGTTTCAGAAGTACATTCAAGAAAAGGATGTAGACATTATCACTGGTTGGAATATTTTTGGTTTCGATCTTGAGTATATCTACAAGCGAGCGATGTTTACGAAATGTTCTTCATCGTTTTACAATTTGGGTAAGTTGCGTGATACTCCGACTGAACTTTTATTGAAAAAATTGAGTTCGAGTGCTCTAGGTGATAACTTCTTGAAGCTTCTCCCAATGTCCGGGCGTTTCATTTTCGATATGTTTCATGAAGTGAAGAAGGGGTACAAACTCGATTCGTACAAATTGAACGAGGTCTCGAAACTATACCTCGGAGACCAAAAGATCGATATGCCCCCAAAGGAAATGTTTGCTCGATATCTGGAAGGTGATCCCAAAAAATTGGGTGAAGTTGCGGAGTATTGTATCAAGGATACTCTTCTTCCACACAAACTCATGAAGAAGTTGTGTACACTCCTGAACCTCCTGGAGATGGCTAAGGCGACATGGGTACCCCTCTGTTTCTTGGTTGAAAGGGGGCAGCAGATTAAGGTCTTCAGTCAGCTCACGAAGAAGGCTCGTGAATTGGGATACATGGTACCAACGATCAAATATGGATCTCTCCCAGAAGAACCATACGAAGGTGCGACCGTACTCGACGCACAAAAGGGTGCCTACTATACCCCGATCACAGCCCTAGATTTCGAAGCGCTGTATCCCTCGATCATGATGGCCCATAATCTATGCTATTCGACATATGTCATGGATGAAAGGCGTTATGGGAATATACCTGGGGTAAAATACGAAACATTCAAGATTGGTGAAAAAACCTACAAGTTTGCCCAAGATGTTCCTAGTCTCTTACCCAGTATTCTTCTAGAGCTCAAGCAGTTTCGTAAAAAGGCGAAGAAGGATATGGCGGTTGCGACTGGTGGTATGAAAGAGGTATACAATGGTAAGCAGTTGGCATACAAAGTCTCTATGAACTCTGTGTATGGTTTTACTGGTGCTGGTAAGGGTATTCTTCCGTGCGTCCCGATCGCATCAACGACGACATGTCGTGGTCGTGAGATGATCGAGGAGACTAAGAACTACGTCGAGAAGAACTTTCCAGGTGCCAAGGTTAGGTATGGTGACACAGATTCCGTCATGGTGGAGTTTGATGTTGGTGATCGCACCGGAGAAGAAGCTGTCAAGTACAGCTGGGAAATTGGTGAAAGAGCCGCAGAAGAGTGTAGCGCCCTCTTCAAGAAGCCTAACAACTTGGAACTCGAGAAAGTATATTGGCCTTATTTTTTGTATTCGAAGAAGAGATATGCCGCCAAACTTTGGACACAGGGGAAGGATGGGAACATGCACATGGACTACATAGACATCAAGGGACTTCAAGTTGTTCGCAGAGATAATACACCACACGTGAGGGAGGTTTGTAAAGAACTTCTCGATGTCGTCCTTACATCAAACGATCCAGGGCCACCAAAAGAACTCGCCAGGGAGCGAGCGATCGAGTTACTCACTGGTGATGTTCCGAACGATAAGCTCGTTTTGAGCCAGTCACTATCAGATACTTACAAAGTCAATGGTATGCCTGTATCGATCACAAGCCCGAATAGTGTAGATATCAACCAATCACATGTTCAGGTTGTGGTCAAGATGCGACAGCGTAAACCCGGGTCAGAGCCACAATCTGGGGACCGTGTACCATATCTCCTCACAAAGACTGAAAATCCAAAGGCTAGGGCTTTTGAAAAATCAGAAGATCCCAAGTACGTCGAGGAGAATAATATCCCAGTGGATTACCTGTACTACTTCGAGAATAAGTTTCTGAACCCAGTATGCGATCTTCTCGATCCACTGTTCGAAAACACGAAGCAGGAAATTTTCGGTGAGATTATCGAACAACATCGACCAGTGAAGAAAAAGTTGGGACCAGCTTTGAGTACCATGAAGAAGGAACAACTCGTCGAAGAGTGTAAGAGACTAGGTCTAGAAGATACGGGGAAAGTTGCAGAAATGCGAGAGAGGATTAAAGAATCGAGGGCGAAGAAGCAAGACTCCATCCAAGACCTATTTAAAAATTACGAGCAAAGAAATAACAAGGAATGAGTCTCTACGAGAAAATTGGTGATCTCATCGATGAAGAAGTCAGTCAACGACTTGTTGCGATGATGAATGAATATGTCGATATCATCTCAAAGAAGCATGGAATTTCAGCTGAGTTACTTTTGAAAGACATACCAGAACCTTTCACAGGGTCGATATGTAAAGGGATCAAAAACGATGGCCGAAGATGTCCATACAAGGCTGTGTATAACGGTTTCTGTAGACATCATACGAAAAATACCAATCGTGGTGAGTTTCGGGTAATTCCTAGAACAAATAGTCATATACATGGTCCAGATCAGATGTATGTCAAGGGGTGTCCAGGTTGCGAGGTTTCAAAAGAGCTTATAGATTTGAATACCATGATTGGTAATGAGTAAATCCGGCATTCTACTATCATCCATAAACACCTTCTATGACGACGAAAAGAACCGAACTAAATTGATGTCTGTTCTAGATAAATCGAGTGGTATTTCACTTCGAAATTTGGAATGGTTTATCACGAACTATGCAAAGAAAAACAATACTTCATTCAAGACGAATGATGGAAAACTCTTCACAGTCCATTGTGCGTACAAGTCAAGTCTTGATGGGTACAGTAAAAAACTTTTTGATCCATTCTGTCGATCAGAGAAGTTTACGTATAAAGTTCCGAGTACATCTCATGAAATTCAGACAACATTGGCGCAGTTGAATTTCATCAAATGGTGTATCAAGAATAACATCATTGATTATATCACATCAAATAGAACAACTCTGTTTAATAAATAATTCGAGCTTCTCCATTCCTGATTATCATCATATTGTAACTTTTTGCTATGATTATAACCTGCTTGGGAAAATATATTGGTTCAATCCCGAAAACTTCAATGTAATTATCATCGAAGTCGAACGTTCCATGTCTTCCATCGTACTCAAGTTCCATGGTGACCCTTGCATCTTTTATCGTACTAAAATTGAGGTGACCCGATGGTCTCAATTCATCTGGATACAAAGCAAAGCTGTACATGTTGATGTTACGGAAGTTTGGGGAGCGTTTATGATACAAGTTTGGTAAAGATGCTGACAGAAATATATTTGAACCTGTCGTATTGTCTAGAATTTGTGTACCATCACAATCGAGTGTTGTTGTTTTCTGTTTTGAGTACATGAGGGGTACATTCTTCTTAGCTCGAATCCATTTGTTGAAAATGGATTCTGGGTAAGCCACCGTGAGCTGTGTGATTAGGAACTTGAGATTGTTATTCCTCGTTTCTGACAACGACGTGATGTTTACATATGTCGTGAGTTTGGTGACGTTGTCGGTTACATTTGCTTCAGTAATCAATGGGTCTTTCAGAGCCTCTAACAAATAGTAGAAGTATCCTCCCCATGCAGCCTTTTTGTTGACATTGTCCGTTAAAGTCGAAGTGGTGGCGGTACCATCATCAATATCAGTGAGTAAGGTTCCTAAAGTAATAGATAAAGTGTTTAGATGAGAAATTATGTAATCGTCTATGAAACCTGCGTGATTTACAGAGCCTACTATATATAATTGTTTTAATAACAATAACTGCGTCTCACCCCAAACTTCTTCCTCTTCTAGATTGGCTACAGCTGTGGCTCGCTCTTCTGTATCTGTGATGGCAGATATACCACTGATAGTGTCTATCGCATTTTGCGGACCACCAACTGCAGTGAGATATTCCACTAACGCAGTTATCACATTTGATTCTCCTATCAATCCTGGTGCAATTTGTCGCAAATCATTCAAATCGTAGTATGCCTCTCCCCATAAATTCAGTGAAATTATCGCATCTATGACATTATTTTGATCGAACTGCGTGTATCCCGTCATATTGGGAACATTTTCCTCAATTCCTTTTAGTTTTAGTGCGGTTATATAATCCTCTTCATCGGGTAGGAATGGTGTGCGCAATGCGTTTATGATACTAAACGCTTCATCACTCCATGCGTGTGAAGTGGCTATACCCAACATAATTGGGTCGCGTTCCTGAGCGTTTATGTTGGGTAAACTATCAAGTACCCCATTTATTCCCCCCTTTAGAGCATTCAGTCTAAACTTGAGTGTTGGTATCGCACCGAGAATACCAGTTAAATATCCAGTTAGGATTGGTGTATCTGTTTGATCGTTGTTATCGTAATCCAATACAAGTTTAATGATATCGTCACCCCATATCGGTGTTTGACGCAAAACCTCTACACTTGCGATGCGTTGTTGGGATGTAGTACCTGGAAAATCACCGATTACATCTAACATACCCTCATTTAAAAATTGTACACTCACACTATTACCAGATTGAGTGTATACAGCATCAAGATATGCTTTAAGACCTGTTATGGTAGCTGCTTGCGCATTGATTGTATCTATGTCATTACCTGGATTTATAAGTAAACTTTTAAGTTGGATACGTTGGTAACTTGGTGTATCCCCCCATAGTGTAGCCCCCCCAAGTTTGAGTAATGCACCTACGATTCTTGCACGTAGATACTCTGTTTTACCTGGGATACTATCCAACACTGCTTTCATCCCCAGTTTTATGATGTCAAATTCTGTTTTGGTGTTATCGAGAAATTCTATCAGTTTCGTAACCGTAGCAACCTGATCGGTAGCACCTGGTTTGAGTTCAGACAAACCACTCAGGTAGTAACTCGCTGTTGTAAGATATGCACGAAGTCCAAAGATGAGTAGTTTTTCTTGGTCTTCGCGTAGATCAGGGGATTTTAGGAGTTGTAATATACCCACCTGTTCCTCACCCCAAAAATTTTGTATAGTAAGAAGGTTGTTATCGATGATATCTATCCGTTCAATCTCAGAGTCTTTACCTATGAGCGCGTTTAGATTTGAAGTTGCATTTATTTGTGAAGTAATAATTTGACTAGGGATACCGGCGATATATTCTTTGAGATCGTTTATATAAGTCGTTTGATCATCTGGATGAATAGTAGGGTCTTTAAGAGCTTCCAAATCCCCTACATATGGTGTCGTTTCTCCCCAGTAAATAGCTTGAAGCATAGCGTTTATCGCGGCAGTTCGTACATCTTCATCCGTCTCACCCACGAGCGAATCCAAAGCGGTAGTTACGATTCCTCCCCATACTGGAATGAGTTTGAGAATAGTCAGTCGTTCTTTTTGTGCATCTGTGTATTGATCGAGGTCGTAAAGTTCATTTAAATTAGAAATTTGTTCATCCGACCATTTTCCGGTTTTCTTGGCTATAAAGAAAAGTTCCTTGACACAATTTTTAAAATCAAGATTAAAGGTTCCTACTTTGGATTGTGGTTCTATCATGAATTCGTTTCGCTGTCTCTGTTCAAACAGGATATCAACTGGTTTACTGCGTAGCATACAGCGTTCTGTTGTATTCAGATGAACGAGATCCAAATTGACTTTAAAATCTTTTAGTTCTATTTGTTGAAGCACTTGGTTATTTGCCGATGGATCCCAAAGTGTGACACTTTCATATTTTTGTTGAGTCACGAATATAACGTCTATCGCGGGTCTCAACTTTATCCTTAAAGACAATTCTTGATTGTATACAGCACATAAAGGAAACCCGTGTGCCGGGCGTCTGTGAAAATAGAATGGAATTTGAATCCTGTATTCGTCTGTAGTGAACGGGTCTATTCCCTGTGTGTTATACTGCCCATCGTGAAATTCCTGTAAAAACTCTCCATCAGAACTTCCCTGAAAATGTTTACCGTGAAGCACGTCTATACTCGACCTATACGATTCGGGTGTGTTCAACTCCCGTTCTATGAATATATCATCTGTCGTAACGATATCAATAATCTGTTCACCGATATATAATTCAACATAGTCAATCACAGAAATACCGAACACATCGATGGGATAAAATTTCTGACCCATCTCACTAGGATCTACAGAAAAGGAGAGAGTAACATTTTGTAAAATATCTCCATACTTTTGAGGAATCGGTACATCTAAAAAATCATCTGTGTACACACCTTCCGGAAAAGAGATTTTATAATTTTCCGATGCGTGGTTTGTATGTTTACTATACCTTTTAGTGAAGAAGGAGAATGACGGGTTTATACTTAAAGCATCACCAAGTTCACCCGACGTCGCGATCTGAACTCGACCTGCCATATATAACTATCTACCATTAATATTTTAAGCCACACAATCCACTTGAATAGTGAAGTATGTTATAGCTCTTTGCGTAAATCTGAACTTCTATAGTCTCATCATCAATGTCTGAGTAATCTAACTTGATTCGACATCTTTTATCGATTATACGACTGAAATTTAAATGCCCTGAAGGTGTGTTTTCTTTGGGGTACATTGCGAAAGAATAACTCCCAATATTTTCCTGCGTTGGTAACTGATACAGGGTATTCGAATCAAACGAAACATCCCCATTTACACCTGACATGGAATTTGTAAGTGAGTTTTCATAAACCAGCTTTGAAAATGATTCATTGAACAATGTTGTATTGTTAAGATAGACACCAATTTCTTTGAATTTTGTGTTGAGCATATACTGAATCAATTCTTTATCACCTTGATACGAAAATTTTCTTGATTTCTTACCTGCTATGAAATACATTGTCTTGATTGG